ATGGAAATAAATGAATGGAACCATGGCTTTGCTATTCTAACAAAAATTGATAATTTAGTGTCCGTAAATAATTACAAAATAGAAGGCAACACAATTATCTAATGTTTCTACCAATAGTACTAAAAGACAAAGATGGAGAGTATATTGAGCATCTCAATATAACTCATATTACTAGAACCTCATTTGTTAATGTAAGAAATACTGATGCAGGCACTAGAATCCATTTAAGAACAGGAGAAGTTTTAACAACTCCTGTCCCTATGGATATAGTTCAAACTGAAATAGATGATTGTTATAAGTCTGCTGCTGCAATGATTATGTTCAACATACTTGCAGAGAAAGCACAACTTACAAAACTTAGTGGGGATGTTGACCTAGATAACCCTGGGCAACAGCAACCTCTTTCAAATGAAGAATAGAAGCTTTTGTCAGCTTATCTCCATTTATCCAATCAAAGTTATATACACACCAACCATCTTCACTCTGATCATTACCAGAAGATATTAAACTAAGTCCTGGTAATAGATCTAATACATAATAATAGTAGTCATAACCATTTTGGCTTTCATCATCTAAGACTTCTACTTTATCAAAGCCTAAGTCAATTAATTCTTGTTCTGTCATTTTTCTACCATTGTTTGCATAAACACTGTATGATTCAATACTTCAAATGCATATGTATGTTTTAATTCATTATATGCTTTGTTGTCTTTAGTAAATACTCCGTGTTCTTTGATTCTTAAATTTCTAAGGTTCTCTATAGTTAATGTAACCATAGTAAGATTATCTCTATCATCTGACTTCATCATACCTATAAGGTTTCTAATTTCAGTGTCTGTAAGATAATTATACTTCTTTAACAACATTAACTCAGCCATATATACAAAGGGTCGGAATTCATCCTTTTTACTACCTTTGTGGTACATATACCATAAATAGTTCAGATTACCATCTGCACCATCTGTAATATTATAATGTTCTTCAGCTATTGCTGCAGATAATTTTTTAAGTTCTTGTGTTTCCATTCTAAAATATATATCTAATAGTATTCCAGGGGATGATGCTATCATGTAACTTTGTAAACTGGCTAATATATTTTGATTTACATCCTTGTGCATACCTAATGTTATTTCCTCCATACTGAGAAGTTTTGTTTTCTTGTATGTCTGGTCTCCAGAGTAAGTCTTCACCAGGGATTTTATTCTTCTCATTATACTCATGTTTATCTTTGTTATGTGTAAGAAATATTACCTCAGCTTTAACAGACTCTTGTGACCAATTATAATAATTACAAAATCTATTTACTATATCAAATAATAATTCATATTCTGTTAACCAGTCATCATGAACAATTACGGGACTAAAATTAAGATGGACTTCATAACCAGCATTGAGAAAATTGGGTATAGCTCTAAGTCTTTCATCAACAGTACTAGTATTAGGTTCTAATATTTTTCTCCATTTTTCAGGCATTAGACTAAATCTTATTCTAATCTTGCCCTTTGGATTGAACGCTAGTAAATCATAGTTTACATGCTTAGTAGCAAATGAACCCATAGCAAGTGGATGATCCCTGAAGAATTTGAAAATTGTTTCCCAGTCATGGTACTTAGCATGTAGAGCAAAGTCCTCATTACAAGAGATATCATAAGTAATATAATCTGGATGTGTTTGATTAGGCTTTTCTACATCTGCAAACCATACATGTGAATTAATCTCTGTCAGGATATCCATAGGATTTGTTGCTATAGATAATCCTTCTGGCTTATGTCTTTTCATGTAGCAGTAACTACAGTTAAATAAACAGCCAAAACCAAAAGAAGGAGTAATGAAATCAGTACTCCTTCCACTTGGTCTTATTTTAAATGTTTTCCGCTTGACTTTTTCTATCACCTTTTTTTAAAGTTGATATAAGCACTTGCATTCTTATTAGAATCAAATAGCTTAACATCTCCAGCTAGATCCTTAATAAATGTCCATTTAGTAAAAAACAATAAGAACTTACCTTTCTCTTGCACTGCAAATTTAGTCCCGGCTTGTTCATTCTCTTTTACAATTAATACTCTGTGTCCCTTCCTTTCCTCTCCTTTTCTTAAAATAATCATATGTGTTGGTTTATTTGGTTACTTATCAAGTTTAATCTGATTCTCATCTAGTATCTCATAAAATTTATCTCTGATTCTCTCTACCATCTTCCACTCCTCATCACTAAGTTCTTCATACTTCCATAGTGTTCTTAGCTCTTGAGAGATGTCCCATAGAGCTGAGTACATCTTGCCACCTTGCACAGCAAAGTCAAACTCTGCTTGGTCTTCTGGTAAATTAAATGTCATTTTAATTTTTGCCATCTTATTCTGATTTAAAAGTTTCGTTGTAGTATTGTTCTGCATTATCAATAATACCATCATCTTCACATCCATTATCCCAAGCATCTATTATCTGCTCCTTCTCCATTGCTTTGGCTTGGTCTATTTGTTCCTGCCATTCACTTGTGTGGTCTCCGCATATCTGCTCAACCAACCAATTTACTGCTGTTTGTTTCATATAAGGGATATTTTTATAGGTTTTTGTCCTTTATCATACAAGTTATGCCGTTTGTTTCATAACTTATAGGCTTAAAATTTTTCAAGTTTTTTAATCTTATAGGTTGACACTACTCTGGTAAGTCTATACCCATAATATCATTTAGTTGTTTCCATATAGCTTCAGCACCATCTCCCCAATAGTAGTCACACTTAAAACTTGTATCAGTTTTTTCATATGGTGGTTCTAGGAAGTATGCTTGCCAGTGTTCATCTGGCTTTGCTGTAAACCTTTTACACTTTTCTTTTACTGGACATTCAAATCCATGGCACATAGTTATATCTGGCATAACTTATTTTTTATTAATTTGCACTGTATCAACAACTTCTAAAGTTACATAAATAACTCCAGCTTTTAAAAAGTTTAACTTTTTTGCAGCTCCATAACTTAAATCTGCAATAAAATGAGAAGACTTTGGTAGTCTATCATTTACCTTCACATATATAACAGAATCATTTCTTGAGTCTGTTACTTTAAGAAGAGTTCCAAATTTGTAAGTCTTGTGTGCACAAGTTAAACTATCTGCATGAAATCTTTCTCCGGAAGCAGTTAATCTTCCTGTCCAATGTTGTCCATAGTAGCTTACTCTTCCCTTAGTAACTAAAGGATTAGGATCTACAAAGCTGAACAACACGGCAAATATTAGTAGTACTTTCATTTTTGTTTTCTTTGTTCTAAGTAATCTATAGTAAATCCTATAGCTACTATGAGGTTCATACCAAATGACATTAATATCTCATGGATGTCTTCATACACATTTACTGATAAATGTATGTGACCTACCATCCAAAATGGTATGGATAAGTTTTGGCTTATCCATACCACTAGATATTTAACAAAGTGTTTCAAACTATAATCCTGACATTGATTTTAATAAAGCTAGGTCAGTCTTGATATCTTCTATCTTATATTTTCCATAATTATAGATATTATAGCCGTCTTTTAATTTAATTTTACTACCTGTTTTAATTGCATGTATGCCACCCCTAACACGAGCAGATAAGTTATACTCCCCATCTTCCAAATTTTCAAGATTAACAAGTTCAGTATAATGTTTTACTAATCCATTTATATCTGTAAAAATACTATTTATATAAAATCCTTCCCGTATTGTAGGATATTCATATCCTGTCAGAAATATTTTTTGATAATAAGTAGTAGTACCATCACTTGAAGGTATTATCTCATATGTTGTGGTTAATAAGTATAAATATGACTTCTCTTTAACTTCTATTTTAACCTGTGACATGCATGTTCCTGATACCACTAATAATAAACCTAATAATAAACTTTTCATTTTTTTGATTTTTTAAATTTAAATAATAATTACCAAGGGGTTGTCCCTTCTACACAAAACTCCTCTCCAATATTTCCATCAAACCAAGTGCTATAATCAAAACAAAATGTTTTTACATTATCTGAACACTTATTTTTAACTGATAGAGAATAACACGCATTACCTGCAGCATCAAATGTTATCTCATCATTTACAATAGTTCCGCAAGTAGAATTTTTACAGAACTTCTCTTTATTACAAGAAGTTAATACAGCACTAACTAAAATAAATGCTAACAATAATTTTTTCATTTTTTTGGTTTTTTAATTGTTTTCTTCTCTTCTGATGGGCTCTCCTTCAGAATCTTTTGCAGCCTCTCCCAAATCTGTTTGTTTATTAGATTGTAGTCTGGCTCTTTCTTGCGCTCTTTCATACTCTTGCCAATGATAAATGTTTAATTCTTTCATTCTTAACATGTCTCCAAGAGTCATGTCTTCTGGTATACCGCCATTCTCATTCATTATTTGAATGTATGCTTCTTTCATTCTTCCCATTAGTTTATTATTTTAAAGACATTCAATAATTCTTCTTTGGTCATTTTTTCAGGAAGTTTGTCAAGTAGATTAAGATTAAAGTTACCAGTGATTACTATCTGAGATTCTTCAACATCAATGTAGTTTGTTTTAATACCAAATAAACCCAAATCAGTTTTTCTCATATCAATAATATCTACTATAGGTTGAATAGCTTTTAAATAGTCAATATCTTTATGCTTCCACCAATACTCATGTTCTTGAAGACCAAGAGTTACTGATGAATGATCACGGTTAAAAAACATACCAATCATTGCATGTGTAAGAAATCTCCTCTTTTTTAAAACATCATAGAGATAGTATCTCATGTAAGCTTTTTCTCTTTTTCTACTTTTTGTATTTAGTTGATATTTATCAATAATCTCAACTATATCTTGATTTACAACTTTGTTAAGTTCATATAAATCTTCTACCATAAATTTAAATTAGTTCTAAGTCAGCTTCTTTTACTGTTTCTTTAGTTTCTGTGAATGCTTGTGATAATAAATCAAGTGGTAAGAATCTTTCTGCATCATATAGTTCATAAGGAAAAGATTCAGCTGATAGCTTAACTTCCTTTAATAGAACGCCAAATTTATTATCCTGCAATCCCATTCTAACAATTCTAGTGATAGTATAAACTTCACCTTCTACAACCCACTCATTCTCAGGCACTTTACTTGGTCTATTTGAAGCATCAATGCATATTGCTCTCATACTGTTCTACTGATGTTTTAAGCTCTAAATTACGCAAAGATTCTGAAATCTCAAGCATTTCTAGTAAGTCACCAGATTTTACTGTGCATTTACCCATCTCATGTGCAAGCAAAGCACATTGCTCTGCCTGCGTTGGATGGTGCTCACAAAATCTTATGAGACAAGCCATTACATATGTAAATGTGTTCTTCTTGTCATTATGCAAAATAAGTTTATGTGTCTTAACATCTTCCATATATTAAATATAAGAATTATGTATGTTGTAGGCTATAACTTCTCCACACTATTTTACTCTGGTCAAAGTCTTCTAAAGCATCTTTAACCCATTTCTCATCAACTGTATTTACATAGCATAGTATGTGCACAATAGCTTTGTCATCTGGATTTAAACGCAAAAGTCTTCCTATTCTTTGACTAGCCTTACGCTCATTACCATATGCATGCATAATAATACCTTGTTTTAAACCTGGTATGTTTACACCTTCATTTAATTGCAACACACATGAAAGTTTATTTATCTTACCATTCTTAAAATCAAGCAGATTCTCTTCAGAATCTTGATTATTACTATGATAGCTATGTGTACACATTCTATCAGCTTGTTCTTGAGTATTAGCAAATACAATACACTTGCTTGTTATACTGTTTAACAAAGCTTTTGCATATCTTTCTTTGCTTGGATACTCCATCATAGCTTTCATTCTCATTACTCTAAGTATATGAGGTTGCCCTGATGCTGTATCAATCCTTGTACCCCAATAACCATAGTTTTGCAACTCAGATGTAAGAAAACCACCATTCTTTGTTGAGACTTTATAGTTCTTTGCAGTATCAAGATTAATCTCATGCACAATTATTTGATAATCATTAATAATACCTGATTCTATTGCATCATCTGCCTTAAAAGTATAGACAACTGGACAATATTCAGATACTAATCTACCTTTCTCAGATGTTTTATGCTTAGGTGGAGTACCGGTTAAACCCAGTACTCTACCTGCATAATTATTAAGAAAAGATCTGTGACTATCTAATAAACTGTGAACTTCATCAAAGTAAACTGCATCATATTCACCAGGATTATGTTTGTTTAAACTAAGATAAGTAGTAAACTTAGCATTTTCCAATACTTTGCTTAATCCAAATTTCTCAGCCTCATATCTCCATGAGCTTATGATAGACAGTTTGGGAGCAACAATCAGAATACTTTGTAATGGAGAATAATGTTTCTCCATATGCTTTAAGCCAACAAGAGTCTTACCTACACCTGTACCAAGTACAATTGTGCATCTTTGTTTACCCTCACTAGC